GGCTCCAGAGAATGGCACTATCTTATAAAACGATTATTAGAAGTGGGAAACCACTGTGCTGCTGGAGATTATTCACGATGGGACGGAACATTAATGGCTTTATGCTTCTTTGCTGCCTTAGAAATCATTGAAAAATGGTATGCAAGCAATGGAGATAAAGAAGGAGTTAGAAAAGTTAAACATATACGACGCGCAATCATTGCAAAAAATTGCTTCTGTTACCACCGAGCTTATGACTTCATCTATGAAGTAATTGGCGGAATACCATCAGGAACTGACCTTACTGTGATAATAAACACTATAGTAAATGAGCTCTATTTGAGAGTTTGCTGGATGTGTTTAGTTCCATCACAATATAAGGACCTGATGTGGTATCGTAAATATGTACGAACCGCTATTTATGGAGATGACAATTTAATAAATGTCGATCAATTTTTCATAAGTTATTTCAATGCAATTTTAATATCCCAATACCTATCACAATACGCTATAACACTTACCCCGGCATCAAAGTCCGGAGAGTTTGCAGAATCTGCAGACTTGAAGCAATGCACCTTCTTAAAAAATGCTACTGGAGAATTCCACTCCTTATTTGTACCACACATGGAATATGATGCTTTAATAGAGATCATAAATTGGATAAGGCCAATCAAAGGTATTTCTGACGACCAACTATGTGAGGACAACTGTAATTCAATGTTAATGAATTTGTTCTTTTATGGAAGAGCTAGATTTAATGAAGTTCGAGATAGAATTCTCGCAATTAAGCCTTCTTATAAACTTTTGGTATTTACTTACCTTGAACAAGAATTTTTGCAACATGGAATTATGGCTGATCCGAACAACGATTATGGATTTACTAAAACACAACGATTTGTACCCGTCCTGGAACACAACATTTTTCCCGACGAGTTTAACTATGGTTCTACCAACTCAAATGCCAACTTATCTAATTGACTACGATATTGCAACCGCACGTTACCCCTGAAAATGTCTAAGCCTACAATACACAAACCTTCCACACTCTTTAAACCAAAAAAATCTGCTATACAATCTGAAAAAGTTTCGACTCTAGATGATACTAAGTTTTCTGTGAAAGCCTCTCAAGGCGTCACCCTTGCTGAACAGCAAGAGAACATTATTGTTTTACCCACTGATGGAAACGAAGTTGATATGGATAGTCGAGCACAATCCCATTTAGGAGAAGCCCCTTGGACTTTAGATGCTATGCTTAACCGAAACAACTTTGTTAAGCAATTTATCTGGAGTCTGACGGACACTGTTGGCTCATCACCTGGAGCCGCACCAGTTATGGACATCATAGCTGACTTACTAACTAGTGATATCGTTAGTACACCCTTTATGCGCTTTATATTTTGGCGCTGCAAATATATAGATATCCGATTACAATTAACAGCATCTCGCTTTCACCAAGGAAGATTGCTATTTACTTTTTTACCAACACAACGATCAAAAGTTTTTATGTCTGAACCTATGAACATCCAAAGAGCTACATCACTACAACACTGTATCCTAGATCCTGCTGCTGGAACTGTTGTCACATTTCGAATTCCCTTTGACTATTATAAGGGATATGTTGACTTAGTTAACCTTGAAAGTCTTGGACAATTTTATGCTATTGTTATGAACCAATTGCAAGCTGCAACTGGAGCTGCCACCTCTGTTAATGTTAAAATGTTTTTCTCTATTGAGGGAAATCAGTTTAAAATACCAAGAGCTGGAGGCGCAACTTTTAGAGTACTAAAAGATGCTTATGACAAAGAACAAGAATATGTACAAGCACGACAAGAATCTGGAATAGTAGCTGCACTTGATAACACCATTGCAGATTTAGGAAAATCTCTTATACCTGAACACCTTATTGGAGATGCCTTGGATGCCCTAGGATTAGACGATCCTGTTATTTCAATTAATCCTGATGTTATGGTCATTAAAGACCATCAATATATGTCCACTGCCCGAAACCTTGAATTTATTGACAAACTCACATTAGACCCCGTAGCACAACAACTTATTGACAAAGAACACTTTGCCTCATCACAAGACGAAATGAATATTGCTTATTTAACACAAAAACCAACTTATCTAACAACAATTAATTGGTCTACAACAAATAATACTGGCGATATACTCTGGGACATGATAACATCACCTGGACATTTAATGCCACATTCAGG